CAATGCTTGGTTCCTGACTACTGATGTTCCAAACGGTATGAAGCATTTCGTTCGTACTCCTTTGAGCAACAGCATGGACGGCGACTTCGATACTGGTAACGTTCGTTACAAGTCTCGTGAGCGTTATTCTTTCGGTTGGTCTGATCCACTCGGAATGTTTGGCTCTGCTGGCGCTTAATCAAAGCCCCCCAGCTACAAGAAAGCCCCACCCTACCCGGTGGGGTTTTTCTTTATAAAGCTTGCACTTATTTGTAAATGTAGTAATATTCAAGAAACCGGGAAAACCGGCTTGTTAAACTGTCCCGGCAGAGGCATACACCATTAACAGGCTTGATCTTTGTATGTAAGGACAATTTATTATGGCATTAGCTACTACCTCGTCAATTTGGCGTTCAACAGGTGGCGATTCTACTCGCACCGCTTTCGCTGGCACTATGCAAATGGCTGCCCCTTTCTATATCGCTAACGTAGCCGCTGCTGGCAACGTAGTGGTTTCTTCGGTTTCTGGCGCTCCAGCGTTAATTCTTCCTGCTAATGCAGTGGTAACAGACGTTATCATTACTAATGCTGTTGGTGGAAACTCTGCAGCTAACATGGGCTTCACACCTTTAATTGGTGTAGGTCCTGGTCAAACTACTACTCTTGGCACAAACGTACCACAAGGTTTTATTGCTGCTGGTAACGTTGCTGCTCGTACAGTATTTAACGCTGCTACTGCAACTTCTGGTGCTTCTATTGGTTTGGTAGCTAATGCAACTAACTTAGTTGTTGTTACTACCGCTGCTGGTGGTGCAAACGCTGGTGCAGTTACAGGCATCATCCAGTACTTTGTAGTCGATGGTGTTTACGGCGAAGAAATCGTTTAATTAATCTAGGGGGATTCGTCCCCCACTTAAATCTTTAGGAGATTAATTATGGGTATGCAAACCGATGTACTGTCGTATCACACAAGTAGTTCAGGACTTATTTATGACGGGCGAACACGTTTAAAAGGCGTGGTTTTATCCCCTGTTGCATCTATAACTTATAACTCATGCTTTGTTGATACTGCTGGGTCTTTGACTGGAACGTATGATATTCCAGGCACAACAACTTGCACAGTAACAAGTGCTAATCATGGCTTGTCAAACGGTTCTAGAGTTGCTATTAACTTTACCAGCGGTACAGCACAAGACGATGCTTATACCGTGGCAAACGCAACGGCAAATACATTTACTATAGCTACAGCATCATTAACTACTGATGGTAATGCAACAGTGTATTCTAATATTCTTATGGAATTAGATTCTTCTTCTGGAACTGCTTTTTATACTTTAATTCCAGGCGAAGGTATTGTTGCTACACAAGGTCTAGCTGCTGTACTGCCAATTGCTAATGTAAGTGCGACTGTTTTTTACGGATAAAAATAGACCATGATGCAATACGATGTCAAATCGGCTCATGCAACTAATACAGGGCTTCTTGCAACGCAAGAACCTGTAAGATTAAAGTCTATTACGGTGACAAGTGGAACTGTGTCCGCAAGAAACACCGCTGTATGCGATCCAACAGTAAATGAGTCTGGTACGTATTCTCGTACAAGTCCAAGCACTACCATTACAGTAACCATGACAAATCATGGTTTTACTACTGGGCAAAGGGTGTTTTTAGATTTCACATCTGGAACAGGACGGGATGGTGTATATGCTGTTACAAGCACAGGTGATGATACTTTTACTTGTGCAGATGTTGCATCAACCACTACAAGCGGTAACGTTACGGCATACAGTAGTATTGCTGTAGAGATTGATACTTATAATACAGTTGGTCTGCCTATCAAGATTCCAGGAGAAGGCATTTATTGCCCTAATGGTATTTTTATAGGGTGTGGATCTTCTGTAACTGCAACGGTGTGTTATGGCTAAGAAGACCCCATCTCTTTCCATTGGACGTGGTGAAAAGCTCCCAGCTTCTAAGGGCGCTGGACTTACAGCTAAGGGTCGTGCAAAGTACAATGCAGCAACAGGTAGTAATTTAAAAGCCCCACAACCAGAAGGCGGAGCAAGGAAGAAGTCGTTCTGCGCACGTATGTCTGGTATGCCTGGACCTATGAAAGACGAGAAGGGTAGACCTACTCGTAAAGCGGCTTCACTAGCCCGATGGAAATGTTAAAATGAGTATTGACGCAATTGAAACCGCTAGAGAACTAGCAACACACGCTAGTAATATTGAACATCTGCAGGTAGATATGGACAAAATGGTGAAGGAGATGGCTGAAATTAAAACCACACTCCAAAACATAGAAAGAACTTTGTCTGAAGCTAAGGGTGGTTGGAAAACATTAATGGCAATTGGTGGTGGAGTTAGTCTTGTTACTGGAATTATTGGTGTAATTATTGGATACTGGAGTAGTAAATAATGCCTAGCACCAGCAAGAAGCAACGCAATTTTATGGCAGCAATTGCGCATAATCCTGCATTTGCTAAGAAGGTAGGGGTACCGCAGTCAGTAGGTAAAGATTTTAACAACGCCGATAAAGGCAAAAAATTCAAAGAAGGTGGAACTATGAAACATTCAGACATGAAACAAGATATGCCAATGATGAAAAAAGTAGCCAAGAAAGAAGTTAAGGCTCACGAAAAATCAATGCATAAAATGGCTAAAGGTGGCGTAACCCGTGCAGACGGATGCGTTATGAAGGGTCATACCAAAGGCACAATGGTTAAGATGAAATCTGGCGGGATGTGCTAAATCATGGTTAAGACAAAAAAATACGCTGCTGGTGGAGAAATGTCTCCAAATGAAATTGTAGCTGACATTGATCGCAGACAAAATGAAGAAGACTTAGATCTTGTTCCTCGTGCTGGTCGAATGCTTCGTGATAAGTTAAATGAAGATTTAACTGGTGGAGCCTATGTTGGTAATCGGTTAGATGTAGGAAAAGATCGTGGCAGTCGTTTTGGTAGGGTATCAAAAGAAGATTCTGACTTAATAGCCAAGACAGATGCTTTTAATAAAGCAAACCCAAATCGTATTAAAAGAACTTCTGCAGAAAGAATGATGGGAATGAAAAAAGGTGGATCAGTATCTTCTGCTTCTAAACGTGCTGATGGTTGTGCTATCAAAGGTAAAACTAAAGGACGCATGGTATGAGACCAAGCCGTGGTATGGGTGATATCGCCCCATCTAAAATGCCTAAAGGCACTAAGAAGCCCCGTAGAGACAATACGGACTTTACTCAATATGCTGAAGGCGGTTCTGTAAAACCGGGCTTGTATGCTAATATCGCAGCAAAGAAAAAACGTATTGCGGCTGGCTCTGGTGAAAAGATGCGTAAGCCTGGTTCTAAGGGTGCGCCTACTAAAGAGGCATTTACTCAATCTGCTAAAACAGCGAAGAAAAAATAATGGCAACAACTGGATCAACCGCATTTAATCTAGATGTAAACGATCTAATCGAAGAAGCATTCGAGCGCTGTGGCAAAGAGCTGCGCACTGGCTACGATTTCCGTACAGCCCGCCGTTCTTTAAACCTATTGACCATTGAATGGGCTAACCGTGGTATTAACCTGTGGACAGTAGAGCAGGGCGTTATTCCAATGGTTACAGGACAGGCTATGTACCCATACCCAGCAGATACTATTGACTTAATGGACATGGTTATCCGTCAAAACAATGGCACTTCTAACCAAATAGACATCAATATCAGCCGTATTGCAGAGCCAACCTACATGAGCATACCAAACAAGCTCACACAGGGCCGTCCGATTCAGGTGTACATCAACCGTCAGTCAGGTCAAGAAAACCTCTCAGGCGCCCTTTTAAGCGCTAATATAAGCTCTACTGCCACAACCATTGATCTAACCTCCACAAGCGGTTTAACTTCTTCTGGATTTATTAAGATTGATAACGAGACAATTAGCTATCCAAACGTTAGTGGAAACCAGCTAATTAACTGCGCCCGTGGTCAAAATGGGACTACTGCAGCAGCTCATACAGCTAACGCTACAGTTACCGTACAGAACCTTCCATGCATTAATGTCTGGCCTACGCCTAACTCGCCTGGAAACCAATATACATTCGTGTACTACCGCTTACGCCGCATCCAAGATGCTGGATCTGGCATATATGTACAAGATATCCCCTTCCGTTTTATTCCTTGCATGGTTGCTGGACTCGCTTATCAGCTATCCACCAAGCTTCCTGATGTAGATATGAACCGTATTCCAATGTTAAAGATGGATTATGAGGAGCAATTTAGGTTGGCGGCTGAGGAGGATAGAGAGAAAGCTCCAATCCGTTTTGTGCCTCGGAATATGTTCTACGCAAGGTAAGATATGCCTAATCAATTTGCATCAGGTAAGTACGCAATTGCGGAATGTGACCGATGTGGTTTTAGATACAAGCTTTCGGATCTTAGAACAGAGGTTGTAAAGACCAAGCCGTTTAAGATTAAAGTTTGTCAATCATGTTGGAACCCCGATCAACCTCAGTTACAATTGGGTATGTATCCGGTGAACGATCCGCAGGCGGTTCGGGATCCACGTCCTGACGTAAGTTATCGGCAGTCTGGTACCAATGGTTTGCAGATTGATATTAACGGTGGAACTGGTCCAGACGGGCTAGGAAACCCAGATATGGGTAGTAGGATCTTTCAATGGGGTTGGAACCCTGTTGGCGGAGCAAGGTTGTTTGACAATGCTTTAACGCCAAATGACTTGATAGGTAACACACAAATTGGTACAGTATCGGTTAGTACAACTTAGGAGTCATTATGACATTCAAAAAAGCAGCAGACGGCGTAACAAAAACTGGCAAAACCAAAGGTAAAAACCTTGGTGATTCAGGTCCAACCTTAGCCATTCAAACTGGTAAAGGCAAAAAAGGTGCATCTACCGTTACTGGCGCAGCAATGAAAGCTGTTGGCCGTAATATGGCTCGTGCTAATAATCAGGGATAATCATGGCTAAATTTTCTAAAAAAGTAATGGGTAAAGAAATTGGAGATGCTTCTGTATACGCAGAGCCACATACCATGAAAGGCACGGTATTAAGTGCAAAAGATGCGATGCTATCTGTTAGCCGTAAACCTGATCCAACTCGTCAAGTAGCGGGTGATTTTAAACCAGGTCAACCAGCAGCTCGTGTTAGCTTAGGTGATCCAGATCGTGATGATGTTAAAACTACTGGCATGAAGCAACGTGGATCTGGCGCAGCTACTAAGGGCTTTACTTCTAGAGGGCCGATGGGCTAATGAATTACGCAGAACTTTTTCAGCAAGTACAAGCGTATACAGAGAATATATTTCCTGATACGTTTGTAGAGCTGTCTGGTGGTAATACGAGTACGGTTAATGTAACTACTCAGATTAACACTTTCATTGAGCAGGCTGAAGAGCGGATATACAACACCGTTCAGATTCCCTCTTTGCGTAAAAACGTTACTGGTAACTGTTCTAGTACTAGCAAATATTTGGCTTGTCCTAATGACTATCTGTCTAGTTATTCATTAGCAGTTATTCAAGCTGATGGCTCTTATGAGTACTTGCTAAACAAAGACGTTAACTTTATCCGTCAAGCATACCCAGATCCAACAGCTACGGGTTTACCCCGATACTATGCGTTATTCGGATCTAGATTGAACGATCCAAATGAATTGACATTCATTCTTGGTCCGACACCAAACGCTAACTATGGCGCTGAACTACATTACAATTCTTACCCAGAGTCAATCGTGACTGCTGGTTCATCATGGCTTGGCGATAACTACAGTCCCGCATTGCTTTATGGTACTTTAGTTGAAGCTTACACCTATATGAAGGGTGAACAAGACATGTTAGCCACGTATAATAGCAAATACGGCGAAGCATTAGCCCAATTAAAACGTCTTGGAGATGGGCTTGAGCGCCAAGATGCTTATCGTAATGGTCAAGCTCGTGTTCAAGTTACTTAATTTTTAGGAGTTACAAATGGCAATTACCCAAGCAATGTGCGACTCGTTCAAGGTGCAAATCCTTGCCGGTCAACAAAACTTAACATCAGGCGCAACAGCAGTTTACAAGATAGCGCTATACACAAGTGCAGCAACATTAAGCAATGCAACAACCGCTTATACAACGCTAAACGAAGTGTCTAGTTCTGGATCAAACTACACTGCTGGTGGAAATACATTAACAGTTAGTACAAGCCCAACAAGCACAGGTAACGTAGCGTTTATGTCTTTTGCAAATAGCTCATGGACAAATGCAAACATTACTGCTAACGGCGCTTTGATATATAACAGCACTGCAAATACAGCAGTTGCGTCATTGGCTTTTGGTGCAGATAAAACTGCTACAAATGGTCAATTTACCGTAATTTTTCCTACCGCAGATTCTACAAATGCAATTATAAGAATCGCCTAGACCAATGAAAGTTTGCGTGGTTTGCAATAATAGCAAGCCATTAAGCGAGTTTTATAAACGTGTAGATTCGCCTGATGGCTATCGTAACGACTGCAAAGATTGTCGTAAGACAACTTCGCTTAAAAATCATTATGCTGACCATGAGGCTGGCAAAGAGCGATTACGTCAAGCATACGAAAAGCGTAAAGCAGCCAACCCAAACTTGTCTGCAGAAATTTACGCTCGTTACCGTGAGTCTAGTTTAGAACATTCTAAGTTAGCCTACCAAGCCAACGCAGAAGAACGTAAAGCTAAGCAACGTCTTTGGAGCAAAACCAATCGTGGTATAGCTAATGCACTAAGCAAGCGATATAAGCTCAAAAAAGCTAAAGCTACACCGCTATGGTTAACGCCAGAACAGATTTATAATATGCAATGTACTTACAAGGTAGCGGCGCAGTTAAGTGAAACTAGCAGCCAGAAGTGGCATGTAGACCATATCGTACCGATTCGTGGCAAAGATGTATGCGGGCTGCATGTTCCTTGGAATTTACAATTATTGCCAGCTAAAATGAATATGCAAAAAGGTAACAAAATCTAATGGCTCTTATTCTTGCGGATCGTGTAAAGGTCAATACCACTACAACTGGTACTGGCACTGTTGTCCTTGGAAATGCTGCGACTGGCTATCAGTCTTTTGCAGTTATTGGAGATGGCAACGCAACTTACTATACCATTGCTGGTCAAACGACTACAGAGTGGGAAGTAGGTATTGGCACGTACTATTCGGCTAACAGCTCTTTATCTAGAACGACTATTTTTTCTTCTAGTAATGCTAATGCTGTTGTCACTTTTAGTGCTGGAACTAAAGACGTATTTGTTACGCTGCCGTCTGAAGCTACAATCTTAGGCGGTGCAGGGCAAGCAATTACAATAAACCAAGCAACAGCTTCTGCAAACTACACGATTGCTGCGGGTACTAATGGATTCTCAGTAGGTCCAATAACAACTGCGAACGGTGTATCTGTTACGGTTGCAAGCGGTTCTAGATGGGTGGTTATTTAAATGTCTACTATTACTATTGGAAACGGCATAGCTAATGCTGTAACTTATACGGCAGATACAACTGGAAACCTAGTGTTTATTGCCACGAGTGGGGTAATTAATGCGTCTTCTATGACTGGTGCAGCAGCCATTCCTTCTGGCACAACAGCTCAACGCCCAACAAATTTAGTTAATGGAATGATCCGTTACAACAGCACTAATAATGTTTGCGAAACTTATATTAATAACATTTGGATAGCGTTCCCATAATATATGTCTACCATTAGCGCTGGAAATACAGCATCTACGGCTATTGTTATTACTGGTGATATTACTGGAAACTTAGTTTTATTTGCAACTAGTAACGTTGTTTCTATGACTACTGCTACAGGTGCATTTGCATTGCCGTCAGGGACAACAGCACAAAGACCAGCCTCCGCAACTAATGGAATGATCCGATATAACTCCGAAACAGCAGTTCTTGAAGGTTATATAAATGGTGCTTGGGTAACTGTCAAGGGAGCTGCCCCATATTCAGTTTCCTATGTAATGGTTGCTGGTGGTGGGGCTGGAGGTTCTTGGGGTGGTGGTGGTGGAGCTGGAGGCTATTTATCAGGAACATCGTCTTTGTCTGTTGGAACTACTTATACATTTACTGTTGGTGCTGGTGGCGCTGCTGTTACTGGTAACGGCGCACAAGGAAATAACGGATCCAACTCTACGGCATTTTCATTAACCTCAATTGGTGGAGGCGGTGGTGGCGGTGGT